CCGACTGCTTGCCGTACTTCGCCTCAAACCGGGCTTTGTTGCCGTGTACCGACTCGATGCCCTCGCCGTTCGGCATGTGGTGGTAGAAACAGAGAGGCAAAACCCTCATGTGCGCATCACGCCGGGTCCGGCCTGCCACGTGGTGTATCGACACCTGGTCATTGAATCGCCCGTCCAGCCGACAACAAATACACCCGACCACTGTTGCGAGCTTGTCGTGGTACCGCCTCTCCGCCGCACTCGGATTACGCCCCTTCATGCTTCCACCACCCATGAGAGATTTTTTCGTATGCGCGATATCTGGCTCTGTCCGATGCCGAGCATCTTGCTCAGCTCGGAGCCTGTCAGGCTTGAGGTTCGAATAAAATCAACCTCCTCCAGGGTCAGCTTTGCCATGACGTGCTTCTCATGTGTCAGGTAGTTCCCGTGAGCCTTCCGGTCTTCCATGTTTTCCTCATGGGTGCCCCACGCCAAGTTTGCGGGCGTGTTGTTTTGGCGGTTTCCATCCAGGTGACGGCAAATCTCTTCGGCTTCACGAGGACGATGGAATGCGGCAAGGACCATCCTGTGCACGGCAACTTGATACTTCTTCCCGCCCACGCCAATACGGGCGAATAGATACCCTTTTCTGTTTTGCAGGGTCAGCATCCTCTCTGGGTAGACCTGCTTCATAACTCCGCCATACCTGGTTCGCTTTTCAACTTCGCGGCGCTTGCCGCGCACTCGACCCAGCGATGACACCTCGTAATGCCCGCCATACCCTGGCACGGTCCGCCACTCTTCCACTGCGCTCGATTCGGTTGCCTTCATTCGCCCTCCGCCATCAGCGGCCAACCCTGCTCTGCCGACCACTGCTCAATCCGTGTCATGTAGTTGCCGAACTCCTCGACGCTCAGCTTTGCGGTGCTGATGCCGATCTGGCCGCCGCCTGGCAATTCCTCGATGCCGATGAACTCGCGCTTGAAGTGCTCGTGCCATGCTTCCTTGCTGTACTGCCTGCCCTCTACCCAAGCAATATCGGAAAGCTCCAGCAGCAACGCCCAATACCGCTTGTTCTGGTCAATCGAGCGCTTGGACTTGAGCGGGCGCAGCACCAGTTCGTAACCGGTTCCGGCGTCACGCATCAGGCCGGTTACCAGGTCGTATGCCGTGCGGAATGCCGGCTTGATGCCGGCTGCGCCTTGAATGCGGAATGTGCGACTAGCCAACAGCCACCCCCTTCACCCGCTCAATACCAAACCGTGCGTGACAGTCCGCCGTGACGGTTTCCAGCGTCACTGGATCTGGATAGATCACGCTCCCACCAGTGCCGTCGTGCAGCTCGAATCGGAACAGGCGGTTCATTCCGGCAGCCCCACGATGATTGCCAGGATTAGCAGCGACAGCAGCAGCCAGCGGGTGGCGGCGTATCGGTCTGCCTGCTTGTCGTCGCTCATGCATCCACCAAACAGCCATGGCGCTCTTGCTTCCGCGCCCGGCCTCGCTCAAGGGTCAAAGGGTCTCGGCTGACAATCTCCCAGCCGTAGCTCAGGTACTGGTCGACCAGGTGGCGTAGGTCGAGTTGGGTGCGGTAGTTTTTGGTCATGGGGCGTTCGTTTGCGGGTTTCATGGCATCACCTGCTTGCGTGCGCTGTCCCAGTCGAACACCAGAGCAATTCCGCCGCCCTCCCTGAGCCGATCCACGCACCGATCACCCAGCACGGACGGAAGGTCCGAGGGGTCAAGATTGGAAACAACTATCGTCGGCCGCATTTGCTCGTAACGGCTGTTGATCACATGGAACAGGGTCGCCTGCTCGAACTCAGTGGGCTTGGTCGCGCCCACCTCGTCGATCACCAGCAGATCCGGGCTGATCATTGCGTCCATCACTTGCGCCTCAGTGCGCTCTGCGCCCGGGGCATAGCTGGACTTCAGGCTCTGCAAGATGCCGCCGACCGTCCGGTACACAGCCGACCAGTTGGTGCGAGCGTTAATGCGGTTGGCGATGGCCGTGGCCAGATGCGTCTTGCCTGTACCGGGCTTGCCGAACATCAGCAGGCAGCGACCGGCTTTCAGGTGGCCATCGAACTCGTCGGCATACGCAGTGCAGACGGTCAGCGCCTTCTTCTGGCCGGGTGTCGTGGCCTTGTAGTCATCCAGAGACTTCGCAGCAAAGCGCTTAGGGATCATCGAATCACCCAGCTTTCGGGCGACATCAAGGCGGCGGTAGACGGCGTCACGCTCTTCCTGTTCAGCCTGCTCCTTCTCCGCCTTCTCCCGGGAGCACTCGGGGCATGGCGCTTTGATCTCCCTGTTGAACAGGCTGACAACGCGCTGCTCGAACTCGCCGTGCGTCTCGCAGACAGCAGGGCGAGTAGTGTCCAGGTCGGTAGCTTCAGAACGCATAGGTGCCGTCCTCCCTCTGGGTCAGACCCTTGGTGTAATCGCGGTCATCGAAACCGGAATGGCGGGAATTGCCGGGGAATTTGTGAACATTGCTGGTCGGCAGAGCCACTTCGTCCTCCCAGCGCTTGCCGTTCAGCCAGGTGGCCGGGTGCGGGATGAACTGGCCACCATCCTTTGCCCAGTCAGGAGACGCGCAGTACCGAGCCAGGCCGTCGAAGATCAGGTTGACCAGGTCGTCGGTCAGCTTGAGCTTCTTCCACGCTTTCAGCGCATTGGCCTTGCCCTTCTTGTTCGGGTAGAGCTTCCAAAACTTTGCGAAGAGATCCGCTTTCAGGTCGGTGTCGTGCGCCGCAGGTGCACAAGGGGTTTGATCTTCTGGTTCTTGGTTAATGGTTAATGGTTCTTGGTTTGCACTACATTCGTTCAACTGCTGTTCAACAGGTGTTGAACGTGTGTTGCGCGACTGCTTCTTTTTGCTGGCACGGGCAGCAGCACTTGCTTTGCCCGCAGCAGACTTTGCATCAACGATGCCGCGATACTTGGCTATCTCTTGATCGCAACGGGAATGCCTCCAACCATTGCTAGTCTCGATGAAGAACTCGCTGAGCACCTGCTCGACAGCTGCGCGCTCTTCATCGTCACGGGCAATAACAAGGCGGCACAGCTGGCTCACATCAAGCGTCAGAGGTTCTTCGGTGTCGTAGTAAATGTCGATCAAGTCACGGTAAACGCTGCGCTCGATACGGGTCAGGTGGCGAGTGGCGTTATTGAAGTCGCCGATGTGGTGCGGATAAAAGTTCATGGCTAAGCCTCCAGCTGCATGGTTTCATTCATCAGAGCGCGCTGGTGGCGCAGCATGAATACTTGGTGAAGTCGTGCCTTGCGCTGATCGAAAGGCATGCCGATGTCGATCAGGGAGGCGTTCAGGCGCTGCATGTGCTCCACTGCTCGGATCTCGGCAGGCGTCAGCGTGTCGCGCACAGGATCATTTGCAGCCAGGCCATGGGCAGCCCGGTACTGCCTAGATGAGCAGCCGAGAACAACCCGGTTGATCAGGTCGAACTCATTGCTGAAGTGGTATGACTTGAGGTCTTTGCCTGCAGAAAGCCGGTTGTACTTGACGGCGTCGGTGAGAAAAGGCGCTTCAAGCCGTGCGCGTTGGCGGGAGGCTTTTGCTCCGGCAATCTCGTCCAGCTTGCGCTCTAGTTCACGCAGACGCTTGATGACCTTGTTGCGCAGTACAACGCTATAGCCGGTGATCAGCGTCTCGGTCAGCTCGCGGTCAAGATCGAATCGACTTGTGTATCCGCGCTTGTCTTTTTTCTCTGCGAAATGATGATCCAGATTTGGATCATGTTCGCGCAGCTCCGAAAGCATCACTCGGATGTCGCGGACAACGTGGCTGTGCTGCTTCCCGGTCAACTCCGCAATCTCACGACTACTCATCGTGACACCCTGCTGTGACGAACCACTTGATACGATCAAACTATTCATCTATTGTTTGCTCCTGTTGATGCACTACCCGAGCCCGCTCTGATCCAGCGGGCTTTTTCTTTTCCGTTCACGCAGCCCCCAGCGAGACTTTCACGACAACCAGGCTCTCTACCGCCTCGCTGATTTCGCGCGCCGCGTCGGCCCGGTCTGACTGGGTGGCAAAGCCTCGGTCAATGATGTTGGTGACCAGGCGCATCACGTCCGCCACCTCAGCATTCATGTGCAGGGCGGCGCTGGTCAGCTCCTGAGCCGCTGGCTTCTGTCGTGCCACCAGATCGAAGCCGAACTCATCCGCCAGCGCGGCCAGCGGGCGCATATCCCCGCTGTGCAGCAAAATGCCGTACAGGTGCTCGATGGTCAGGTGGTGCGCGTCGTCGTCCGGGTTGGAGCGCTGTAGCAGGCTCACGTGCGGCAAGCCCATCTTGGTCGATAGCGCCTTCGCGTCGTTGTCCTTCACCGTGTTGTGCGTTGCCCGCAGAAAGTCGTCCATTCGTAAAGCCTCGGTATTGTTTCCGTAGCGGCATGGCAAAGCCCCTGCCACCCTGTAATCGTGGTCAGGCGGCTGGCTTGTCAGCTTGCGCTGCAGCTTTCAGCTTTCCCTTTGTGATCGACTGAATCTGGTACTGGCGCAGCATGGGAACGGTTTCTCCCCACTGAGTGATTGCACTCGGGAAGATGCCAAGCGCCTTCGCCAACTTGCTTTTCGAGCCGAAGAAATCGGCTGCGTCTTGCGTCTTCATAGAGGACCCTCGCTTTGTCTCTTGCAGAATTACAGCATACTGAAATAAATCGTTCAAGCAACTTGAATGATGACTGCATGCTTAAATTCAGCTCACTTAAACTTTCCGATATGGAAAGACATGAACGAGTTGCCAAAGCGATCAGGGAGTCCGGCCTGCAGAAAAAGCAGGTCGCGGCCGCGTGCGGGGTCAGCAACTCCGCGATAACTCAGTGGATCAATGGCGACAGCAAAAGCCTTCGCCCTGAGAATCTGTTTGCCCTGGCTGAACTGACAGGCTTCAGCGCAAGGTGGCTGGCTATAGGAAAGGGCCCGGAGCGCGCACAAGATGAGGTGGAGATACTTGGCGACTTGTCGCCGTGGGATAACTCAACGCCGCTCGACTCTGACGAAGTATTTATTCCGCTCTACAAGGAGGTGGAGTTGGCTGCAGGTAATGGGTCGACTGCCGTGCAGGAAATCACGGGCAGGAAGATCAGGTTTGCATTATCAACCCTTCGCGAAGCGGGCGTTCAGCCCGGCAATGCCGTTGCCGCGCAAGCAAAAGGGAATAGCATGGAGCGCCTTATCATGGATGGCGCCACCATCGGCATTGATCGAGGGACAACCACTATCATCGACGGCGAAATTTACGCCATCGACCATGACGGCATGTTGCGAGTCAAATACCTTTACCGCCTTCCTGGTGGCGCGCTTCGCCTGCGCTCAGAGAACGAAGAGGAATACCCGGACGAGGTGATTGATCCAGAAGAGGCCAAAAGCATAACCATCCTTGGATGGGTTTTCTGGTGGTCAACAGTTCGCCGCCGACGCGGTGCCCCGCTGGCACGCTAACCAACCCTCGATACATCGAAACCCGCCAACAGGCGGGTTTTTTATTTCCCAGCCCCCACCCCAGCCAGTCCGCATAGCCGCGCCCGCTAATTTCAGCATTCTGAATTTATTTGTTTCAGCATGCTTGACTTGTTAATTTCAGATTGCTTAAATAAATCCCAAGCCAGCACCAACGGCTAGGGCCAGCCCCGACGTTCTTTAACAACCAATGGGATAAACCGAGACGATCAGCGTCTCCTGCTCCCGGCCTGCGCGGCAGAACGTAAAAGCGCAGAAACAGACCGCAGTGCCTCTACCGGCGACCGGCGATCCGACAGGCTCGAAAGCCTGCCCATGCGGGAAGAACCCAGCAGCGGACGAAGTTGGAACGACTGAACCGAGCGAATGACCCGGCAAGCACTGCGCCCCGCCCACCCAGGCGGATTGGTATGGGATGTAACACCGGCCCCAGCAGCGGATCTGCTGGGCATCGATTAGCGCCCTGGGCACAGCAGGCAAAGCCTCTGACCATATTGCTGAGATCAGCAAATTGGTCATCAAGCTCACATCGCCTCACCGCCATCCGGACAGGGCGCTATTCGATGTAGGTGAATGCGCAGGCTGATGCGCGGAAATGGCTATCGAGGGTGAAGGCGACATCCTGCGTAGCAAAGCAAACGTTACGAGGTCTGACCAGCCTCAGCAATGCCGGAGATCAGCACCGGCCATCTGCATCACCCATCACACTCTTTGCCCCGCTCCGGCGGGGTTCTTTTTCCCTTCCCTACCCAGCGCCCAGAGGCATGCACGCTATGCCTGTGGGCGTTCATCTGGAGGTCAATATGATCCACGGACAGATTTACCGCGACCAAACGGAGTATGAGCTGGCGTTGCCGCCAGAGCAGCCAGAAACCCCGGACATGAGCAGCGAGATCGGCGACCTGATGACAGGCGCCGATACCGAGCTGGTCAGCTACGAGTCGTTCAAGCGCTGCGCTGATGAAGAGCTGTACGACCTGGTGCCGGACGGCTTCTGCGTCGACCTGATCTTGGCCGCCAGCCGGTCAAGCGACCTGACCATTCGCAACATGGCGAAGGAAGCCCGCAAGGCCCTCGAAAATCACGCCGGCACGATGCTGGATGCCGCATGGAAAAAGGAGCAATCCCGTGACCGCAGCAACGACTTCTAACCCTATGTTCTGGCGCCCTGTGAAGCTCACCCGCGAGCAGGGCTTTCGCGTCATTGAACTGCGCAAAGCGTTTCTCAAGGCCGGCGCGAAGCGCGATCTGAACGACTTGATCGTCGCTGGCCGCGAAGAGCTGCGCCAGCTGGTCGACTGCGGCGCCATCAGCCAACGCGAGCATGACGATCTGGAAATGGAGTACAGCCGGTTGTTCTCGGCCCGCCTGCTCCAGTTCGTTCCGCTTAACCAGCCAATCAAGACTGCTCCAGCAGCCAATGAGCCGGTTGCCGAAGAGCCCCGTCCGCGCCGCATCACTTGGCGGCATGTATTCGCCCTGGGCATGTTCGGCCTTGGGCTGGCTGTCGGTCTTCTCGCTGGACACTGGATTGCTGCAGCGCCGCTGATTGCAGCAGGGCCAATATTGGGGGCAGATCTATGACTATCCCGAGCACAACTGACGACCTGATTGCGGAGATTGAACTGGACTTCCAAAGCGCTCGCAAGCTGGGGCGTGAAGCCTATATCGACATGCAGGACGGCGAGGTGCTGATCGCCCGCATCCGAGAGCTTGAGCAGGCGCAGCGGTGGGTGCCGGTGGAAGAAAGATTGCCGGAACCCGACATTGTTGTGCTTGGCTGGTGGCGTGACCAAGTCCCGCTGACTGTTTTTTGGGATGGCCTGCACTGGGGCGATGCTGGCGACAATATCGCTATTGGTTACAGCATATCCCACTGGATGCCGCTGCCGGGTAGCCCTCAATGATCCGCCGCCTATGCCGGGACACTGCCGGCTTCCTCATCTTCTGGGGCGTCATCCTCGGCGCCCTGATCATCGTTTCACCTCAGTAGGTAATCAATCATGACAGCACAACAGCAACTGGTGTCGGTCGACGACATCAGCGAGGACAACGCGCCTCTGATTTATGTCTCTGGCGGCCTGAAGCCGTTTATTGATCGCGTTCGTGAAGAGGTGTCTAGCGAGGTGCCAGACCTCAGCACCAAGAAAGGCCGTGACCGTATCGCCAGCCTGGCCGCCAAGGTCAGCAAGTCAAAGGTGGCCGTCGAGAAGCCTGGCCGCGAGTACCTGAAGCGCCTCAAGGAAATGCCGAAGGTGGTCGAAGCCGAGCTTCGTGGGTTTGTGACCGACATGGACGCCCTGCGCGACGAGGTGCGCAAGCCGCTGACCGACTGGGAGGCAGCCGAGGCGGCGCGTGTTGCGGAGCACAAGGCCGGACTTGAAAGCCTGCGCAACACGGACACCACCGACGCCAGCGCTGCAATGATCAAGTCGCTGATCGCCGACATGGAGGATGAAGAGATCGGCCCAGACTGGGAAGAGTTCGAGGCCGAAGCCCACCGAATTAAGGCGGCCAGCCTGGCCACCCTGCGCGAAGCTCTGGCCAAGCGCGAGCAGTACGAAGCCGAACAGGCGGAACTTGAGCGACTGCGCGCAGAGCGGGAAGCGCAGGCACAGCGCGAGCGCGAGGCCCAGCTGGTGCGCGAAGCCGAAGAGCGGGCGCGCCGCGAGGCAGAGCAAGCCGCCCAGGCAGAGCGAGAGGCGGTTATCCGCCGCGAAGCCGAAGCCAAGGCTCAGGCCGAAGCGCGCGAACTGTACCTGAAGCAACAGGCAGAGGCTGCAGAGCGCGAGAAGGCGCAGGCAGAGCAGCGGGCTATGCAGGCGGAAATTGACGCCCAGGCCAAGGCAGAACAGGCGGCCGCCGCCGAGCGCCAGC